GCCAGTTTCCCCCCGGTTTCAACGGTAATTGCCCAGGTTGTTACACCTGAGTAGGAGGCAGGTCTTGCCAGAAGCCTCCCTCTTAAATCCTGCCAGTACATATTGTCGCGGGCGTTATTACTGCCCTGCTCATTCCGGCGACGACACCGCACTTCAACCAGGCCGGGAGAGTCGAGCGAAAATCTTTCTGTGAACCCCAGCCCATTAATGTTTTTGAGCGCGTATTCCCCCTGCTTGCTAAGCCACCCGGAGCCGGTGCCATATACCCGATACTGAATTTCCCACTCAACATGCCTGATGCGTTTCTTGCCCTTATTATCAAAACCGCAGATACCGTTAGGAAAGGAGAAATTCACCTCAAAGGCGTCCACAACTTCATTTTCCGGACAAGCCAGGAACGGCCCCAGCCAGCTCAGCGTGTCGTTAATCCCCGTGGCTTCATAGTCAATCATCGTTCTGCTGGAAAATCCTGGCCACGAAGCATCAGTCGAACCGTTGACCAGACGAGTGACAGTTGCCGTCGTTCCATCAGCAGAAAAAACCTGATATTCATTGCCCCGATGTGCGAGCGAAAGACGCTGAGTTCCCTCCGCTACCCCGGCGAACGCAGTCCCGGTGGCACTGTTATAAGCAAGGGTCACATTCGCAGTAATTGCAGCGCTACCGCCAGTTGACGCGCTGCCAGAGGTATAAACAGGAGCATCTCCAAACACAGAGGACGGAAGCGAAGAAGATGTGATCGCTCCACCTGCAAACGGACTCGCTTCTTCAGTGATCAGCACCGTTCCGCCATTGTCACGCGCTACCAGTCCTGATCCCGTCAGTCCCTCAGTGATAGCTGCCAGAAGGCCGGACATATTCACATAATCAGCAACAAGAGAGACGGTATAAGTTGTACCGTTCCAGGTCACCGTAAACGTTGTGCTGCCCAGCGAGAAATCATAAGTCGTCGGTGCCGCGCTGGACTGAATTTTAGCCGCACTTCCACCCTCCCCCGGAATGGCATCCTGCCCCGGCGTATAGGCTGCAATAAAGAGATCGTAATCAACGCTGTTAAAACTCAGCGTCACCGGCATCCCAACCACAGGCGCGATTTCAGTCAGTAGCTTGCTGGCAAATACGCTGTAACCTGATGAGGTGGAGATAAGGAAATTGGTGGGGGCTTTAATCTCAACGATAGTACCTGCGACCCAACTTGCAGGTAGAGAGTTATCATCGTCATCGTCACCATCATCCGTGTCCAGCCCTGTGAACGTTACGGATGCACCAGAAACAGTCATGCTGTCAGCAATAATATCGTCGGAATCAGGCGAGGTCTGGGCCATATCCAGCCCTGTTCCGCTTGATGTTCCGCCGACCTCTGTCGAGTTGAACCAGTTTTCACTGCGCTCATCGCCTGATACGTCCGCACCTGGGGGATAATGCGTGCTGCTGAATCCCGGCAGGGTCGATGCAGGCGTACTGCCAACCCGGATATCGCCATTGGTATAATCCAGAGCTCCGACACCAAGGCACAGCAGCATCTGCACCCGCATTTTCGTGGGATCGTCAGCATCGAACCGGGTAACGGGCTGCACAACATAATCAGGATAAATACGCACGCGTCCAAAAACTTCACGAATCGCATCACCGAGTTTCGCCGTATTCGCCTTTGCTGGGTTCAGGTCGAGGCTTCGCCCGGTGGATGACGTGTAGCCACC